AAAGTCCGGTAAACGTAAACATCCGCGCTGGTCGTATGGGCGACGCGCTTCGTTCCGTTATAACCGCGCTCCGCCAGTACCGTATTGCTTAGCTTATCCAGGATGCGCATCTGCTCGAAATCTATGCGCACGATCTCGCCGGCATTGACCAGGCTGGCGTCATTCAGATCGATCTCCTCCTCCGAGGCGTCCAGGGCTTCGGCGGTATTGGCCGTGGAGTCGGTCGCCGATCCGGTCGCCGTAACCAGCATCTGTTCGTTCTCAATCAGTAGCACCATGCCGGGGGATAGCTTAGAGCCGTTACCGACCAGCAGGGAGGTCCCATCGGCAGCGATGGAGGTAGTATTGGCCACCGTCGCTCCGGTATCAATACTCTCTTCATACTTGCCCCATCTGCCGGTAACCACCACCACATCCTCTTCGTCAGTCCAGTACGAGAACTGCGTCGCGTCCGGGTCAACCGAAAGGCGGGTATATGGCCCGTTCTGCCAATGGCGGTTGCGCGGATAGAGCAGATAATTGGCCGAAGTGATCGTGGTGCCGTCGTTGACTATCGAGGAGACTGCCAGGAGGGGAGGGATAAACAGGTCGATCTCGCCGTTCCCGTCGATGCGCTTGGCTTCGGTATAAGGAATGAACATCCCGAATTTATTGTCGATAAAGTCGCTGGCTGCCCGGATTTTATCCAGTACCTGATCTTCCTTCCAGGCTTTCACGCCGGCCATCTCCAGATCGTCCACCAGCTCGTCGATAGTACAGTACAGCCTGTCAGACATTTTGCGGCTCCCGCTTTTTCAGTACGCTCAGATCGGCGTCGTCCTGGACGTGCGTTCCCCAGGCTCCCCAGTTCGGAAACTCCATGTTTCCCACGTGCCGTGCCTGGATAATCCTGGTCGCCATGACTTTGGCTCCTAACAACCGTGCCCGGCGCGAGAAATACCAATCCTCCGAATCGGTGACCGGCTGGAATATGCCTTGCTCGTTTCTCTCGATCCGGTCGGTGATCGCAAACCAGCATTGCTCGCACCAGGGCTTTCGCAGGTCAACCAGCATCAACCCGCTATTGACCAGTAGCGGCCCGATGTTTACCTTCTCGTTTCCATTAAGCCGTGCCAGGTCAAGAGCCTCAAACGTCTCGGGCAGTAACGCCAATTCTTTCAGAGACAACCGCTTCGGTTCCTTATGCCCCATATCAAGAGCCGTGCTGGTCAGGCCACGGTTATCTTTCAGCGGCAGCACCGCGGAGAGCACGTCGCAGCCTGCCCGCTCCATCTCGGCATACATTTTTCCGATGAAGCCGCGCTCCGGGATCACGTCGGCGTGGATCATCATAAAATGGGTTACCTCTGGCCTGTGGTTTAGCGCATAGCAGTACAGCTCGTTAAATCCGCGCGCCAATAATGACGAATGATTGGTAAGCACGGAGAATGACGGCGTGTTCGGCTGATTGGCTTCGTTCAGCAAAGCCAGCATTAACCGATTATGGATCTTGCTGTCATAGGTCGGGAGGCCAAGGAGGATCATTACAAAGGTGCCCCGCATCTATCGCATACATTAGTATCTGGCACCGCCTTACAACCGCAATACCTACACTTGACAGGAGGAGGAGGTGGTGGAATGACTAAAATCCCTGACTGAAAATCCCAAGTTTGACCAGGTAGGGTATAGGCTTCGGTTGAAAAATTAGTTGCAGGTGTATTAATTATTGGGAATATGTTGATAGTGTTCATTTCTTCCTCTCCGGTCTCTTTATCATCTTATCCATTGGCGGCTCGTCAAAAGAACGCTCCAGTATTTCAAAACCATCCGGCGCCTTCCTGAGTAAATGCATTGCCAGCTCAGGAGATACCTTGATCACCTGACCAGGGATAAACCTCAATCCCCGATCGCTATACTCGCTCAGGCACTTGAGTCTTACGATACTCATAACCACTCACGTTCTCCATGCCGTTCTTTTCCAGCCAGGTTTTGAAACGCTCGGCGTGGTCAAAGTGCATGGGGTAAAGGTCTTCCTGACCAAAATTATTGTGCGCGTACAGGCTGCCGCCAGGCGCAAGCGACAAGGCAACGGCGTCTAAAAACCCGTCCAGCTCATCGGGGTGGACGTGTTCTATCGTGTCAATCGCCACGATCAGATCGTACTGGTGCAGCCCGTTGCCCTGCTCCAGCCTGTCCCCGTCCAGGAAATTCACTCGCTCGTCCAGCCTGGACTTGCAGAACTCCTTAAGCGTGCCGGGCAGCTCGAAAACGTCTACCTGGTTTTTATCGACCAGGACCTCGGCTTCGCTGCCCAGCCCGGCCCCGATCACCAACACGCGCATACCCTCCACTTTTCGCAGCGGCTGGAGGATTTGCCAGTAGGGATCGCTCCAATTCCAGGCCAGAAGGTCGTAAAGATACCCGTTGTCCCTGGCCCCGTAGAAAGCGCGCACCTGCTCGGCGTCTTTCGGCTGGTGTTTGTCCCATCCGTCCAGGACGTTTTTCGACCCCAGCATGGCCTTAGCTTCCACGGCCCGCCGCTCTTCACCGGTGAACTCTGCCACCAGGCCGGCCAGCCGCTCGTAGTATTTAGCGCGCTCCCTGGCGTGCGTTTTCGCCAAAAACTCTTGATATTCAGTCCAGCCCAGAGCCGCTTTCGAGATGTGCCCGGCGCGGATATCGGTGGTGGCTCCCAACCGGAAGCCAAGATCGCCGGCCTCGAGCGACAGCGTAGCCTCATCGCTCTTCCGTTGATGGCGGGGATAGCAAAACCACTGGAAGTCCTCGAAATCGATGCCCTTGCCGTAAGCCTCGTAAATCCCGGTAAAAACCTCGCGCCTGAAAATGGCGGCGTGCGTGCCGATCAGTCCAACATCCATGACGCCCTCATTAATCACCAGGCATTGGATTAGGCCGTCGCCGTCTCGGGTGTACCAGATCGCCTCGGACGGGTTATTGCGCCGCACGTGGAAAGCCTGCAAGGCGTCATAAGCCCAGCCAGGCTGATAATCCCTGAGCTGGGAGATGAAATTCGGCTCCACCTCGGCGTCGCTGTCCAGGAAAAGCAGCGCATCGCAGTTCGTATCAGTCAAGAAGGCGCGGATGATCGAGTTAGCCGACACATGCGCCACCTTGCCGCGTTCCGTGCGCACCGCGTCCCCCTTTCGCAGTCCGCTCAGCAGCAGTCCTGTCCATGTAAGCACAAAATCGGCCTCCACCTGTTTTTCCAGGCGGGTTCCCAGGCAGATTTTGCCCCACGATCTTGGCTCAGACGGCATCGTTCCTTTTTCCTTTTCTGCTGGACGCCGGGGAGGGGCCGGCGTCCAGCCGTACTAAAGGAGAATAGAGGGTTAGTCGTTATCGAACGCCACGAACAGAAGTGCGTCGTAGTCATTCGTGTTGGTCGGTGCCGCGTCGGTCGTGCTGGAATAGCTCACGCCGATGCCCTCGCCGGCCGCGAAGGTCAGCGCGCCGCGCCGAACCGACGCATAGCTCTCCTGAACCGTATCAGAGAGAGTCAGCACCGGCGCAGACGCAACAGCGTACTCCGTGCCGTCCTTATGCACCTCGAAGGTCACCGATCCAGCCGTCAGATCGGCTGTAGCGTTAACGGAAACCCCAACGATAGACCCGGGCTTCTGCATCACCGCGATGGTATTGCCGCCCGGTCTAGCCAGGTCGGTATCGGCTTGGTTAGTCACGGCATTGGCCACCGCAAAACCGATAGCGACAGAAACGTGTTCGGGAGATAGTTCGCCAGCCATGTTCTTTTTGCTCCTTGGGGAGACTGGGTTACAGCCTCCCCGCTATTTGATTTGATGTTTATCCTGCCATTAGACCAGGATATTGCGAATACCGCTCGTATGAGTGGCGCTCGCCCGCGTCCCGTGCGCAGCGACGGCGATGCGGAAACTGACCACCATGTACAACTCGCGCGTGCGGATGTTCTTGTCCACCTCGATCAACAGACCGCGGCGGAAACCGACCGTCCACATGTTGCGGTTGTAGAAGCTGATCGTCCCCAGCGTGTTGCTGGCCGCGGTCACGGACAGCTTGCCGTCCGCTTCCGCTTTCGGCTGGGATGCCGAGGGCAGCACGGGCACGCCGCGATAGCGCGCCAACTCACCCTTCAAGATGGTAGCCTGCGGCCCATACTTATCCACCGTCGCCACAGCAGTCAGGCCGAGCATGGCGAAGTATGCCCCGATTCCCGGCACGATGCGGACTGAATTCAGATCCAGCCCGTACTTGGCCAGCAAGTTGAGCGCGCCGGTCATGTCGGCGTCTGCCAGAGCGTCGCCGCCGGCGTTGACATGCTGAGCGGTGTTATCCACGATGTACAGGTGGCGAATGCCATCCTGTCCGGAGGTCAGATAGTACGAATCCGCATCGGGAGTGCCGTCATCCGAGTTGATGTTCAGGGTTGACGTGGCGGTCGCATCGGCATTCAGGCAGAAGGCGTCCATCTGCTCGCCGCCGGAAATGCCCAGCCGCCGCCGCAGGGACGGCATCATGGCTACAACGCTGTCCTCGTCCAGGTTGTAAGACCAGTCCACCTCGGCGATCTGCTCGGTCGCGGTCAGGGTCGATTTGCCGGTCGCCACGTTCTGAGGCGTGGAAACCTGCCCCTGGCCGCCTTTGCGCCAGGTTACGTCGCCCAATCCCAACGGGATGTCAAACGGGTCGGTCGGCATGGGTTGGTTGGGAAGGTCGGCGGCCACGCGAGAGGCCATGAAGAAATCGTCCCACAGCTCGCTCGCCATGCCGGTCGGCACCAGCTCGTCGCCGGTCGCCGTGCCGGTGGATGTCATCAGCTTGACCACCGTATTCAGGTCCTCGGAGGCCGGTTTCACTTTCTCCTCGCCGGCGAAACCGATCCGGCTGGACTTCATGTCGTTGGCCTTGTCCAGCAAGGCTTTGGCCATCCACAGATCGACGGCGCGCAACTTCCAGTTGCCGAGTTTGTACTCGCCATGCTCGATGATCTGGCGCAGTTCGGTCTTGTAGCGGCCCTGGTACTGCTCCGCGGCGCGGAACAGGGTCGGAGAAACATCGCCAGCCCGCACGGGGATCGTGTCCATGACGGCCTGGGTATGCTTCTGGAGCAAGCCTTCCATCTTCTCCTCGAGCTGTCCCCAGTCGAGGGTCGAATCTTTCGGAACGTGCTCCTTGATCGTGTTGGTCAGCTCGGCGATCTCGGCGATCACCTGCTCTAGTTGTTCACTCATTTGATTACCTCTCTGAAAGTCGATAGTAAAACGGATAACGAATCGGTCACGGCTTCCAACTCTGCGTCGCTCGCGTCGTGGGTCAAGCCATCCGCAGGATGGCCATCATTAGTGTTTGGCTCCGCGTCGCTTTCTGCCGCGCCGTCAACTACCTCGGGGAAAAGCTTTAATAGCTCCTCCTCGCTGTATGCTCGTAATTCGGGAATATCATCCCCTTCTCGCCCAAACTGGCGATAATGACCTGCCAGATGAGAATGGCAGCCTTCCATATCCGCTCGGGAATATCATCCCCTTCTCGCCCAAACTGGCGATAATGACCTGCCAGATGAGAATGGCAGCCTTCCATATCCGCATCAGGGATTGCGACTTCCTGTCGCGCCCCCATCAAAGCACCCATAGCTGCTACAACTCCCCTCCATACCGCCGGCCCAACGCCCGACTTTGCCGCCCTGTGATGAGGCAGTTTCAAATCGCCGAAGTTTTCCGGCGGCATGTTGGCCGACCAGGTGTAATGCGCCGCGATGCGCCGCTTTTCGGCGTCGCTTATGTCGGCAAACGTGCCGTCGGTGAAATCACTCAGGCTGGGCGCGCTCCAGGATTCGCCCTCGTCGGCGGTGCCCTGGTCGCGGTAGGGGATAACCGTCTTGACTTCCGGCGGCTCCACGCTGTCCTGCTCCGGCTCTTCTTCTCCAAGCGACGCCAGAACTTCTTGAAGGGAAGTCACCGCCTCCCGAATGCGCTTTTCATTCGTCGCCGAGAGCACCCGCCCGCGCTTGGCAACCGACTTCGGCTCCATCGCCTTAGCTGCCAATCGTAGAGCCGCCTGATTTGCCGGCACAGGCACGATGCTGAATTCAAGCATCTCGACTTCGTGGTAAACCAGCCCGCGCGCCAGGTCTTCGCCTTTATCATCCTTGCGGTTTTCCCACTTCTTAGGGATAAAACCGATGCTGGCCGCGTTCAGGAAACCGCCGCCCCACAGCTTGTGTACCGTATCGGCTTTCTCGCTCGCGCCCCACTCAGGAAACTGGAAGCGCGCTTTGAGTCCGGCTCCGGGCTGCTTCTCGATAGCCAGGGTCTTGGCTACTGGCATGTCCCAATAATCATGCGCATAAAGCACAACGGGATTTTTGAGATACGAGTCAATGTCCACGCCAAGAGCCAGGATAATATCTCCGTCCCGATCAACCCCCTCAGTGGACACCATGACCTCGTAAACGCCGGTGTCAAAATCGATTACTTTGCTCTCGACAGTAAAGGTCTTGTAAATTGCGCTCATCTTTCACTCCTTAACAAAAAGCCGCTCGTTTTATCAACGAGCGGCCAGAGCGGCTCTTGCTTTGGGCGGCGCGCCAGGCGCGGCCCTGGATAAATAATGACTATTTAGCTATTGACTCTCGCCATTCTCCACTGTCAATCTCCTTAGCGGTGAAATTAGGACGGGCGTAAAAATCGGCCTCGAAAAACTCCAGGGGAACTGTGATTTTCCCCTCGGGTATATTATAAACCCGTTCCAGCTGCTCTGCAATTGCCAACGCGCCTTTCCGGCTCTGCTCTGGATCGTCAGATCGGATCACCTTAAGCAGTTGCCGCCTGAATTTCAGCCAGCGCGATGGATCGCCGGCAAATAGCCGGATTACTTTCGAGAGCAGTAGGGCCAGGATTATTTCAGGCATGGTATAATATTCCTGCCAAGTCTGTCTTCGTCTCCTTGAAAAGCACCGATCTTTTGTGGTATACTATCAATGTCACAGAGATTTCGGCGCTTTTTATTTGCCGACAGAGGCCCGTTGCCCTGTGAGCGTCCGATTCTCTGTGACAAGAAATCTGGCAAACTCAGGGCAGCGGGTTTCTGATTAAGGAGCAAAATACGTGAATTATGACAAATACATTGCTTCACCCGCTTGGGCTGCAAAACGAAAAGCTCGCCTTGCCATAGACGGCCATCATTGCCGCCTATGTGATGAAGACGGGTCTTATTATCAACTGGAGGTGCACCATCGACCATCTAGCTATTCCAAAATTCCAAACGAATCTATCGAAGATGATCTTGTGACCATCTGCGCCCGTTGCCATAAACTGATCACGGATGCAATTCGTGAAGACAGATATGGAAAGCGGGAATTAGAACCAACCATCATAATCACCAGCATACAAGTAAGAGAGGAGATCACTCATGGCCTGGAAAACAGTCAAATATCAATTGAGTTCGTCCGCCCCACTGATAATGCACAACGGGCAGACAGCCGATCCGACCAACAAGTGGTCGAAATCGATCAAACAGATTTCGTCCAAGAGAATAAAGACAGACGCAGACTATGAAGAAATGGCGCGGCTCGAATTTTACGCCGGCCTGTATCTGAATGTTGACGGCCCGATCCTTCCTAACTATATGATCGACTCGCTGATCATCAATGCAGCTAAAAAGTTTCGTGAAGGCCCATCGGCAAAATCGGGCTGCCTGTGTCTGGAACATGCTAAACTTGAATATGACGGCCCTCGCACAGCCGATGAATTGTGGGCCGATGAGAAGTACCGCTTTAGCGCTCTGGTACGTGTCCAGCAAGCGCGCTTGTCTCGGATGCGCCCGATCTTTCAAGAGTGGTCTGCCGTTATCACGCTTCAAGTTGAAGATTCCTTAATCAATATTGCCCGTGTTGATGAGTGGCTTGACGCAGCTGGACAACAGATCGGCCTGGGTGACTGGCGTCCGGTATATGGCAGATTTGTCGCCAAACGATTGACCGGGAAATAATTGCAGGGCAGGGCCGGGCATGGTATGGCCTGGCGTGGCAGGATAAGGCAAGACGCGGCAAGGCATGGCCCGGCACGGCACGGTTTGTCCGGGTAGGGCATGACAATGCTCGGTGTGGCCAGGCATGGTGCGGCCTGACTGGGCAGGGTACGGTACGGCTTGGCATGGCATGGTGCGGCGCGGTTAGGCGTGGCGCGGTTGGGTTCGGCAGAG